TGGTATATACGTTTTCACCGACAAGCTTTTCCCTCTCGGCAACATCGGCAACATCAATAACAGCATCATGGACGAATGCTGCCTCTTATGACTCCCTGCTTATTATGAACTCACCGGAGAACACGGGCGTCGTGTACGCCGATAGCCCGACAGACGAAAGCAAATTGGTGACGGGACTCACGCCGAACACGTTGTATACATTCTTCGTCCGCGCGGATTCATCAGGCACGAAAGGTGATTCAAGCGCGGATTCTACCTACACGCTTGCGAATGCGCCGGATTCGTGGTCGTTTAGCAATGACTATTTGACGGGCAGTGTAGCTGTCGATTTTGGGGTACATTCAAATCCTGCGGGGACAGAGTTCGCGGTGCGGGATTCAACGAATCAAAAATGGGTGCAAACTGACGGGACGCTCGACACAACTGCCGATTGGGATACATACGCCACATGGTCATCAGTAACAATAACCGAAACGAACGCAGACGGCGGAGATGTATTAAAATATGGGGTTGTTGCGAGAAACGGCGATAACGTAGAAACGGTATATGTGTGGGGCGATATAATGGTATATACGTTTTCACCGACAAGCTTTTCCCTCTCGGCAACATCGGCAACATCAATAACAGCATCATGGACGAATGCTGCCTCTTATGACTCCCTGCTTATTATGAACTCACCGGAGAACACGGGTGTTGTCTATGCCGACAGCCCGACGGACGAGAGCAAGCTCATAACGGGACTGTCGATCAACACGCTGTATACCTATTTCGTTCGAGCGGATTCATCGGGTGTCAAGGGCGACTCCGGCGCGGATTCGACCTACACGCTGGCAAACCCTCCAATAACGCCGGTGATAACCGCTCCCGATACCAGTCATGCAACGTTCACCTGGGCGGCGAATAGCAATCCCGATTCGACGGAATACGCTGTCAGTGTCTATAACGCTACGGACGACAGCCTCTACTACTGGACGGGCGCGGCATTGTCGGGAGCGGCGACGTGGAAAACCAGACCGGCATGGACGCTGCCGGAAACCATAACGGGACTGCGTAAGGATAAAAACTATTACATCGGGGTCAAGGCGCGGAATGGAGACGAGGTGGAAACGTCCGCAGTGAGCGCGGGTGTCAGGACAGCGGAACGAACACAGGACTCCGATCCGATAGCGTTCACGAATTTCTACACCTCACAGGTGACATCGGCGGTGTACGATTCGGCGAGGGTGGAGCAGCACGCGGACTCGATAGCGACGGCGGCGGCTGAAAAGCTGGGGCAATCGGCGGCAAAGATGATAGCGCGAATGACGATTGATATACAGATACCGAATGTATCAATGCCATTTACCGGATTTCAACTGCATTTACGCGGCAAGGCTGACTACAGCACAACCGATTTTTTGATTCGCGGCAGTTACGGCGGGTGGGATTTAATCGGCAACGATCATTACCGATATTACACGTGGCCTGGCTATACGCAAACGATGAGCCCATACGTGCTTATCAATCAGATGTGGGAGGATTACAACACGTCGGGCTTTGTCATCGGCGACAATGTGCTTGTGGCAAACTCGACCGGTGTCGGGCTGGTGAACGCATGGAAAGGGACAACGGCCAAGCTCTATTTGATTTCCTCGCGCGATGTGTCGGCAACATCGCCATCAGGCAATGAATACGTTGAATTTTATCACGAAAGCCCCGATAGTTCATACGCCATCTACCAATACGAATATGTCGAGGCGGTGCCCTACGGGGTGACAGCGACGCCGCTCACGACAACCAGTGTTACGGTCACGTGGAACGACTCGACGCTCACGAACACGGGCTTCCTGATCGTGGACGGCTCGACGGGTGTGGCCTACTCGGATACGCTGGCGCACGACGCGGAGGCGGACACGCTGACGGGACTCACGCCGAACCTGCTATTGAGCCTCAAGGTGAAGATTGTCGGCGGCACACTGGACGGCTCCTTGTCGAGCGCGGTGTCCGTTGCGACATACCCGAATCCATTCGCGGCCGCTCCTGACACATCGGGACAGACGCAGACGACGATCACGGTGAAGCCGGACACGACCGGCTGGGGGAATCCGAGCGATACGGACATCGGGATATACTTCGTCACGACGTCGGGCGATACGCTGTGGGTTGACAGGACGGCAACGCAGGATACGCTGAAAACTGGACTTGGCATCGATGACTCGTGGGGCTGGGGAACATACGACCAGTGGGGCGGCGCAAGCGGCGTCGAGGTGACCGGGCTGGATGCGGGACGGACGTATACGGTGGGGACAATGACGAGGGGACGAGACTACTAACAAACGGGATAAACATATACATCAAGGGATGAACAATGGGAAGTGACGATTACACGAAACGGGAACTTGATATGTGCTTTGACGAGATTAACCGGAAACTCGACACTATCCATGAGCAGACGGTAAAAACAAATGGGCGTATTGGTAGCCTTGAAAAGTGGCGGTCGTTCATCACCGGCGGTCTTGCCGTGTTGACGATACTGGTTGTTCCAATTGTAGTATCAATCGTACTGACGTGGGTACAATGATAGCCGAACTCAAACGTATCGACAGCGGCGATTACGGAACGTTAGGCGTCCTCTACATGCCGGGGCTGACTGTCTGCACTATCGAATTGCCGTGGCGTGAGAACCGTGGAAACGTCTCGTGCATCCCTGTGGGTATCTACGAATGCGAGCCGCACATAAGCCCGTCTCATGGCAACGTCTACCGTCTGCTCAATGTCCCGAAACGCTCCGACATCCTGATTCACGTTGGCAACTTCGCCGGCGACACTGGCAAGGGATACAAGTCTGATTCCGAGGGGTGCATACTACCCGGATTGTACCATGACAGCCTGTCAAATCAGACCGCCGTTGTCGATTCCGGCAAGGCACTGCGACGCTTGAAAGCGGCGATAGGACAGCAAACATTCACTTTGGCGATTACGGAGGTGCGATGATATACCTGTTATGCCTTGCGATAGCCCTATGGGGCGTGTTTCGCGGGATTGACGAGGGGATCGACATGCACCAGCCGTCAAACCGTGTGCATTGGTGGTATCGGCACTACCACATGATTACCAACTTGCGCGACATATTTGCTTTCACCGTTGGCGCTGCTGCCATCCTTTCCATACATGACATACTGACACTCTCCGGACTGTTTATCATCCTTTCCGCGTTCCCGCTTGCATGGCAGATTGTCGAAAGCTCCTATGCCTACACGCGATACAGTAAGATTGTTCCGGACTACGAGAACCTTATGGGGCGCGGAATATACATCAAAGACGGAGATGTCCTCGCCCTCCACATTGCCCGATGGACTGTATTCGCCGCATGGTTCGGCATCGGGCTTCATTTGGCTTTGAGGTGACACGATGGCGAATGAGATAATTGAACCTGACAAGATACGCGCGAACTTCGGGTATGTGGTTGACTTCCCGCCTGATGCCGATACGCGATTTGAAATGACGCTTGAACCGGACGAGGACATGACGGCGCGGCTCAATGCAGAGGACGAAGAAACGCCGGAAGATGTTGCTTTATTCGACGCTGTACTCGACGAGAAACGACGTGTGTTTCTTGAGAGACGGTATCAATACGGGGCGCACACCGTGAACCATGACCGTTTCCCGATTGAACATCAGAGCGGACTATACATCAAATGCGCTCGTCTGATTCGAGACATTGAAAGAAACACGGTCAAAAAGGACACGCTGCTCGACCTGTCCAATTACTGCGACATCGAACTTGCCAACATGGAGGCTGAATGAAACTTGCCTATATCAGCGGCGCGTATCGTTCCAAAGACGGCATAAACGGTGTATTCGAGAACATCATACGGGCGCGGACAGTTGCGTTGCAATATTGGCAGAAAGGTATACCGGCGTTCTGTCCGCACATGAACACGGCATTTATGGACGGCGCGGCGCATGATAGCGTCTGGCTTGACGGCGACCTTGAAATGCTTCGGCGTTGTGACATCGTGGTAATGCTCCCGAATTGGGAACAATCAGAGGGCGCAAAAGCGGAACACGCCGAAGCCAAGCGGTGCGGACTCGAAATCCATTACGTGTGAGGTATAGATGATACGAAACGTGATAGTCATATCCGATCTGCATTGCGGCTGTCAATTCGGCTTGTGTCCAGACAAGGGTATCACACTTGACGGCGGCGGTCGATATGTACCATCTGATAATCAAAAGAAAGTGTGGCAGTGGTGGAAATTGTTTTGGGCTGAATGGGTTCCGAAAGTTACACGCGGTGAACCATTTGCCCTTATCGTAAACGGTGATACCACAGACGGGCGGCATCACAATTCAACGACACAAATAAGTCAAAACCTTTCCGATCAAAAAAACATCGCCGAAGAAGTGCTATTCCCAATCGTGGAACAAACCGACACCCTCTTTATGACACGCGGAACATCATCGCATGTGGGGGAATCCGGCGAGAACGAGGAAATGCTTGCCGAAAACCTGAAAGCCGTGCCTGACTCTGCGGGAAACAACGCCCGCAATGAATTGTTTTGTCTCGTCGGAGGTGAAACCGGATGCCTTATCCATGTGGCGCATCACATTGGAACGACCGGAAGCACTCACTACGAATCAAGCGCGGTTATGAAAGAGATGTCGGAGTCTTACGCCGAAGCAGGACGATGGAACAATCGTGCCCCTGACATTATAGTGCGGTCACACCGTCACCGGAATATCGAAGTGCGCATACCGACAGCGAACGGATACGGTACGGGGATCGTCACTCCCGGCTGGCAATTAAAGACTCCGTTCGTATATCGTATAGCGGGCGGACGCCTGACAACACCTCAATTCGGCGGCATCCTGATACGGCAAGGCGACGAAGAACATTATACCCGCTCGCGGGTGTGGAACATAACCAGACCGGAGGCTGAGATATTATGACAGAGCCGACGATAACCGAAGATGAATGGAGGGCTGAACTTGACAAACACCGGACGCCGCCACGGTTTACAAGCATGACCGATGAGCAATACCGTTTTTTGCAGAGTGCTCGTGACCCTGATGCCCCTGTGCCGTGGAAAGTGGTAATTGAATTGTGGCGAAAGTATTTCAATGAACGGGTTGCTATATCGACACTCAAAACACGCTGGTTTTACGAAACCAGTCAACGACAATCCCGTTGAATTCGACGGGTTTAATTCCCCCGATTTCGGGGGAATAAGGAGGAAGTATGAAACGCTTTATCAGCATCATCCTGATCGCCATTTTCATCCTCGCTGTTTCGGTACCTGCATACGCCGGTGTGTTCGGGAAGATCGGCAGTTGGCTCAAAGGCGAGGTGCTTCTGTATGCGCTGGCGTTCGCTTTGACCGCGTTCGCTGCTGCATCGGGTGTCCTGTTCGTCAAGATAGTGTCCACGCTCAAAGAGGGCGGCGAATTTCTGACCGTGCTCGGGAACGCCATTGAGGACAAGAAAATATCGAAAGACGAACTGCACGCCATCGTCAAGGAAGCGAAAGACGTGTTCAACCCGTGGCGCAAGACGCCCGATCAATACAAGGTTGTCGAATGAGCGATGAGCAGAAAAAAGACACGCGCCCGTGGTGGAAAAAGAAAACGAATTGGGGATTACTAACACTCGGCGCGGCTGGAACTCTGGCGGCTGTACCCGGCGCTCCTGTGTTGTTCACGCTTGGGGCGGTCGGAGTGACAACGACTGTGCTGGCAACGGCATTGCAGACTATCGGGACGATACTTGCCGGATACGGTATTGCTGACAGGGTGACGAAGAAATAAACACGGCGTCACGTCCACTAAGCCGTTGAAGGACGGGGATGGTGGATTGAGGGCGCGGCGAACAGCGGGGCAACGTGACCGCTCACTGATGCGTATGGGCGTGCTGCTCCATGTAGTACCGCACAGATAAGCCGCGCCTATAAAAGGATTCCCATGAAACCGTATAAAACATACATCTACGACAAGCAAGAGGAGTACGGATTGCCCGAAGGCTTTGAGGTTCGGGTATACAAGACGTGCAGGGCGTTTGTCGATAATGTATGGCGCGACTGCGGCGGGAATATCGGATTTGATGCGCATGGTGTTGCGGTCGAATCAAAAGAAGAATACTATCGTATGTGCCGTGCAGAGGGCGCTGGTGCAGTATGTAGCGATAGGACGTATGTCAGTCTGTGGTTCAGTAAGAATTACGGGATAAATCAAAAGGCTTATGTCATAGGACACGAAATAGGTCATGTGATGGTGAACCAAGACGACCGCGAAAAGCAAGCCGATCAATACGGATATGTCTCGCAAATGGTATACCAACTATTGGCTGTAATTAAGGTATAACGACCTGCGAAATTCGGCTCCATGCCGTGTGAACCGTTGCATACCGTGCATCAGTTGCTATACAGGTCGATACTCAATAACGTGGTGAATCTATGGCGAAGCACAGCAAAGAACGCCCACGAAAATACTGGAAGCGTCTCTATTGGAAGCGCATGAGACGCAGGGGGCGGCTCGGCTTTGTTGATAGCAGGTTACCAAGTATTAAGCACATCTACTTTTAGTAACGATTAATCGCCGATACATCCCCGTAAGTCCGCGAGATTTACGGGTCTCGCGCTATCCAGAGTGGCGCGATACTGCCCCCGGCGAAAGTAGCCACCATAGGGCGACACGAGTAACCGGGGGCTTTCCCAACACACGCGATTTTCTTGGACAAGAACGTTCGAAAACATGGCATATTCAACGGCGTTCAACACGGCAAAGCACTGGCACGTAAGCGATTATACCACTTCGAAGAAAACGCAATCCACAAGCAAACCTTGTCAGTTCAACCATTCAGGATTCCTTAACAGTTCGCCGTCACGCCCACACCATGAGGGCTGTGCATTAGGGCGCGGCTAACCATCGCGCCCCGTTCTATACACGCTCTATACACGTCCACGCCTTACACACATGCAGGAAACGTGTCCATGAAAACCATCGAAACGCCATTGACCGCGATTGCCGGAGCGATATTCGCGCCCGTAGCCTTGCCGCTCGTGTGCGCCGTGTTGCTCGCCATGCTGATAGCAAAGGTGAAAATATGCCAAAAGACATGAAGTTATTCCTAACCGCCGTCGCCGTGTGGATGTTGTGCGCCGCGATTCTGCTTTACGCCGCGCTCGACCTGAGCGGATACTTCGCCGGAACGTCCTTGTGAGGAGGACGAATATCAGACAACTTGTCACCAATAACAAACGATTATCAAACAGATTATCAAAGGAGGGTTATGCTCACTGTCGTAATCAATGGACGCGAAATTGTAGTACATGACGAGGAACGCCAACCGTGCGAGTGCTGGACACGCGTCATGGGCTATTTTCGTCCAGTATCGGACTGGAATATCGGCAAGCGCGGCGAACACGCAGAACGGAAATACCTGACCGAGTCAAATGAATTGACACGTACACCCTAAAAAGGCAAATAAAACCGAGTCACCACTACATCGACCTTGCCGCGCTCCATAACGACCTCCATCCACATCCTCGAACAGCCGGTAGAGCGCACTTATGCTCACCCGCGCTTTTTCGGCAAGGGAATATGTACTTAACCCCCGGTGCTCCATCCATTCTTTGACGTAAGATTTTTTCATAGTCAAATATTGCCGATAAATACTACGCGAGCAAGCTGTATCAGTGTGCAATATCAATAAGATACCATAAAAGTATAAATAATAAAAAAAATACTTGACAAGTCGTTATAATGGTATTATTTTGGTATCGTAAGGACACACTAAAGACGAAAGCGAGACCAAAATGAAACGTAAAGAGATATTGTCAATACTGAACCGATACCGAATTGAAAAGCGCATGACAATGTCGGCATTTGCCAAGCAGATTGGCGTGTCGCTCGAAGTTACACGAAACGCGCTTCTCAATATATGCACCCCTCACGATTACAACATGATTGCTTTTGAACGATACTACACGACGCACAAGCAAGAGATTTACAACACCATCGGCGACACCGCTCCTTGTGAGTGTTCGCAATAGAGCACCACTCTCAATGTTTTCCCCCTCCTGACGAGGCGGCGGTAGTGTCCTCATCCCAGCGTGAATCCGGTCAAACGCTGCCGCCGCCGAGTCAAAACACGAGGCGATAATGACACGGTTCTCGAAATTACAAGACAAGCCAGCCCTCACCGTTGAAGAAGTGGCATACATCCTCGGATTCACCCCCGCGACTGTTCGGGACATGCTGAAAGCGGGCAAGATACCGGGTACGCTTCTCGGTAAAGCGTGGTACATCCGCACCTCTGATTTCCTCGAAGCATTCAAGCCTACAAACGGATTTGCCCCCAACGGGACAATCATACTCACACAGAAACCGGACAACCCCGATGCAATCACTTCGGAACATGCTCGCGCTGTCCGAGAGGGAAAGGTCATACGCTATGAAAAATCATGTAGCTATTAACGTCTGTACGCAGACTCGCAATGAACTGGATTCGTGCCGTCCGCAAAACTGGATCGGCAAGCCGCCTTTCAGATTCCGGCAGCTTTTCAAGTGCGGCGCAAACGATAGCCGCCGTTATGGTGGGCTTCTGCTCGTTGTTGTCATGTGTGAAAATTAGTACGGCGGAACAAGATACACAATCCAATTCGGAGAGGGCTTAACCATGCCACAATCGAAATCACACCCGTTTCGCCGTTACATCCCGTCACAGCACGACGAGGATACCGACGACGACATTTACATCATCCAAGATTCGCAATTCCCGGAGGCTTGACATGGTTGCCACAAGTGAGAACGTCAGGATAACGGTCATGGGCAGGTGCAAGAGGGGCTTTCAATTCAGCGATACGCTTTACATCGCGCCCGACGAGAATCCGGTCACGGTCGGCATCAGGGAGGCAACGCGCATGAGCGGCGGCTTATGGGGCTACCTTGACACCGCCACAGTGTACGACGAAGGTATGAACCGGATAGCAACGATAAGGTGAGTGGTGGGGCGTGACTCATATGCGCCCCACTAAACCGCGAGCCGGTCACAAGCCCGGCAAGGAGGGAACGATGGAAATCACAATAAACGATGTAACTATGTGCGCCTCTGACACCTGTCCTGTACGGCATATATGTCTGCGTAGCCGTGAGAGCGGAACCGCACCCGGAAACCATCAGTCATACGCAGACTTTTACGGCAACCCGCATTACGCGCCGAAAGACGGCAAACAGGGATGCTCGATGTTTTGGTACGTTGGACGCAAGGGGTGAACATGAACCCTCGTGAGCAAGTCGCCGCCATCATAGCCGAAAGGAGCATGTAATGCCTTGTGAAATCTGCGGAAGAAGCAATTGTATGCGGTGCTTTCATAGCATTGAAGAGCAGGAAGAGTTTGACACGAAAACGGGGCGGTATGCGCCAGACGATGACAATGACACCGAAAAGGTAGTGGAATACGAGGGCGAACGCATGAAGAAACTATTTGCGCTGGCGGCGCGAGCAGAAGGAGCAGCAGCATGTTGACGATTGTAATATACACAAGAGAAGATGTTCAATACATCATGCAGGCGAAAGAAATAAGACACGAACGCCTATACGCTACAGATTTCGCAGACTATGAGCGACAGTTACGCGAACACGGAGACCATATTGTGTTGACCGCTCCTGATGCAAATAGTAGCGGCGGCATTCCGTTCAGACTGATGACTATTGAGGTCGAAGACGGCGTATGGCAAAGCATATTCTATTATGACTGCAGTGTTTATGTTATGAACGATAACGGCAAGACGGTCGCAACCTATCACGCATAACAAGCAGCGCCGCCAGCGCACACAAGGCAGGTAAATATGATACGTAAAACAATAATTACCATAGTTTGTTTGATCATCGGCTACCAACACCAGCCCGTCATAGCCGAGAGTCTGAAAGCACTCTCAAGCTGGAATGCTTATAAAAGTGGTCAATACGGTGGTCGAAAGGAGTAGTCAGAATGGCTGACATAACATCAAATCACACCATTGAGTGCCCATACTGTGGCGCGGAAATTGGCGACTTATGGGAGTGGGAAATTAACGTGAACGAGGTGCGCGGCGAATATAAATGTGACTGCGGCAAGACATTCATTCTCGAACGACACTTCGAGGTATGGTACACGGCGGACAAAAAAGAAGATGTCACCATCACACTACCGGAGGGATGAAACATGGAAGAAGTTGCGACATGTTCATGCGGGTGTCAAGAGTGGACAATCTACACAAATAGGGTAACTTGCAAAGAGTGCCACCAAGAATACATGCTTGACGTTCTTGATTATGTGGTGAGAAAGATCAATTGCGACACCAGCATTATACGCGCCTCTGACAAACTTCGCTAAAACCGGAAAGGAATGAATCATGGACAAGCTCAATTTCATCAAGTTGACGTGGGGTTATACGTACAGCGGGGAAGAAAAGCCGCTCGCGTTGCTGTTAAATACCGCAAGCATTGTAAGTATGGCGCGAATACCAGAGGAACACGACCGTACAAACAAGACACGGGTACAGACCAGCACCGGCATTGTATACGATGTCGCAGAGACGCCCGAAGAGGTCATGGAGATGATACGGAATGCAGAGAATGATGCATGAAGCCCTTGACATCATCGAATCCGCCGAACGCAAGAGCTACATCTGCGACGAGTGCGGACAACCGTGCGGGCTTGACTTTGGCGATCCGATAACGTACCGCGACGACGCTTGGGGCAGACCGTGTACCGAGACGGTCGTACCCGCCGTGTCAGACTGTTGTGGCGCGGGTTGGGAGGTGCGATGACGGGCGGCTCACTGTTCAGCGGATGTTTCGGAATGGAACATGGTCTTGAACGCGCCGGACTATGCGAAATAGCATGGTACGCTGAAATCGATAAGTACGCATCGGCGGTATGCAAGTATCACAAGCCGGAATTGAGGAACTATGGCGACGCAACTAAAATTGACCCTGCCGAATTGCCCGACACAGACATTATCACTTTCGGGTGGCCTTGCCAAGACAATTCGATTGCTGGAAAACGCAAGGGACTTGCAGGGGGTACACGAAGCAGTCTGCTCACTGAGGCGGTTAGAATCATTGGGGCTAAAAAGCCCAAGTATTTCATTGCTGAAAACGTCCCCGGACTTTTCTCGGTCAATGACGGTTACGACTTCTACACGGCAATTAAAATGCTCACCGACGCTGGGTATGACTGTCAATGGCAAGTTCTTAATACAATCTGGTTTCTGCCCCAAAATCGAGAGCGGATATACATTGTCGGACATCTTAGAGGACAGCGTAGACCCGAAGTATTTCCTATCGAACACATGCCCCTCAATGCAAAGAGCTTTGTTGCGCGGTTGGATGCACAACGCCACAAAAAAAGGATACGCAATGACAATAACCATCAAAGAGAGCATGAGAGCACCGTGCAATTATATAACAACACGAGATACTTAACCCCCGTTGAATGCGAACGCTTACAAGGATTTCCTGACAATTGGACGAAATACGGAATGTTCGACGCCGGCGTGAAACAAATCAGCGATACACAAAGGTACAAAATGGCAGGCAATGCCGTGAGCGTCGTCGTTGCCGAGGCGATAGGCACGATAATCAAGGGGTGGCTCGATGACAACGCAGTGGATTAAGGTTCCGGCGCACGAGGTCAAGACGGGGCATCGGATAACCACTAATCACGGCGTGGCGATTGTCAAAGAGGTTGTGTTCAACTGGTCCGCCAACAAGTGGACAAACGGCGTCGAAATCGAGGTGCTTTACAAGAACGGGCGCGAACGCATTATCGCTGTCGGATGGGATACAATGATAACCCGAAAGGTGAACGCATGAAATACGATGAATTTCTTGAAACCAAGCGCATCACAGAAAAAGAATGTGGCTTTGAATTAGACCGCAAAAACATACATGACGTACTGTACCCGTTTCAAAAGGATATAGTTTATGCTGCTTTACGAAAAGGCAAATACGCCATATTCGCCTCATGCGGACTCGGTAAGACCCTTATGCAGATTGAATGGGCGCGGCACGTCCACAAGCACACGTCGGGCGACATTCTGATAGTCGCCCCTCTTGCCGTGACCGTTCAAACCCGCGACGAAGCCAGAAAGATCGGACTCGCTGTGAACGTCTGCAGGAAGCGAGAAGACGTCAAGCCGGGCGTGAACATCACCAACTACGAGATGCTCGACCACTTCGACACATCGCGGTTTATCGCCGTTGTCCTCGATGAATCGAGCATCCTCAAATCGTATACGGGTAAGATAAAACAGAAGATATTTGACATGTTCCGGGATACCCAGTACAAGCTCTGCTGTACCGCTACGCCATCCCCGAACGACTATGAAGAAATGGGTAACCATTCTGAATTTTTAGGCTATATGTCACGAGTTGAAATGCTGTCTGTATTCTTTTACCATGATGGCGGCGAAACATCAAAATGGTCAATCAAAAGACACGGTAAAAATGACTTCTGGACGTGGGTATCTTCATGGGCGGTCAGTGTTGACAAACCATCAGATTTCGGCTACGAGGACGGCGGATTCATCCTCCCGAAACTCAATATCGTTGAACACGTCGTACCTGTCGATTTCTACAAATCGGCGGGCGACAAGCTCTTTCGCATCCCCGCGCTGTCCGCAACCGACTACCACAAGGAAAAACGACTGACAACAGAAGACCGCGCGGCCAAGACCAAGGAGATCGTTGACTGCCTTGACGGTATAGTGTGCATCTGGTGTGAAACCAACTACGAGGCCGACGCTCTCCGGGCTATTTTGCCGGATGCCGTTGAGGTGCGCGGAGATGACTCTATCGACCGTAAGGAGCAGGTAGCACTCGACTTCGCGGCTGGCAAGATTCCGTGTCTCATCTCCAAGCCGTCCATATTCGGATTCGGCCTCAATTTCCAAGCGTGTCATAACGTCGTATTCTGCGGCATGTCATACTCATTCGAGGCCTTTTATCAGGCGACACGACGCTTCTGGAGGTTCGGCCAGACGAAACCAGTGGACGTACATATTGTCATCGGCGAAACCGAGAAACACATACTTGACGTCATTCAGGAAAAGGAGCAGAAGTATACCGAACTGAAAGACAATATGCAGTCGGCAATGAATCATGTGCAGGAATTATCCGCCCGCCGTTCGTTCAGGATGGACTATGAGCGCCGTGTTGTCGAGAACAGCCATTACAAGCTTATTCTCGGAGATGCCGTCGATGAAATCAAAACCATCGACAGCGAATCTGTCCACTTCACGATATTTTCTCCGCCTTTCGCATCACTTTATACGTATTCAGACAGTATTCGTGATATGGGAAACACGAAAGGATACGATGAGTTTTTTGTGCATTTTGGATATTTGATACCGGAACTATTCCGAATCACAAAGCAAGGTAGACTGCTTTCATTTCATTGCATGGATTTGCCGATTATGAAAGAAAAAGACGGGTATGTTGGATTGCGTAATTTCTCGGGCGACTTGATTAACGCATTTATGTCACACGGATGGATATACCATTCGAAACACGTAATATGGAAAGACCCTCTTATAGAGGCCACGAGAACAAAAGCACTTGGACTACAACATAAACAACTTGTAAAAGATTCATCCATGAGCCGGGCTGGATTGCCTGATTATTTGGTGACTATGAGAAAACCCGGCATTAATGAAGAACCTATCGGGCATGGTGCCGGATTAAATCAATTTATTGGTGAAGGTGATGTTACTGCGGCAAAGTCAGAAGTAGCAAAAACCAATTCATATAGCCAACACGTATGGAGAAAATACGCATCGCCTGTTTGGATGGATATACGTCAGTCACGGACACTAAACAGAATTGACGCAAGAAGCGATGATGACGAAAAGCACATATGCCCTCTACAGATTGATGTCATTGAGCGCGCACTCGAACTCTGGACTAACCCCGGCGACGTGGTATTATCACCATTCGCAGGTATCGGTTCCGAGGGCTACGGCGCTATAAAGGCCGGACGCCGGTTTATCGGCATCGAGCTCAAAGAGAAATACTTCGAGCAGGCAGTCAAAAACCTTAATACAGCCGTTCACGACGCAAATATACCCGACTTGTTTGCGAAAGAGGAACTCGCATGTCAGGCACAAGATTAACCCGAAACGAAAGGAGAACACCATGCGCCCCGCGGCTGATTGGCACAGCACGAGAAACGGGGCTGACAACCCGCGAAAGTAGAGACGACCACACAACAGAATATCGACAGGGGGGCGTTCGGCACGTCCCCCTACATAAACCGAAAGGGGTGAATACAGTGACGGCGAAACATTCAAACGTGTTGGAACGAATCAAAAATGATCAACTGTCAATCATGAGCGCGGCTTGCGATATGGCACAGGAGAACGAGGACTTACAACTTGAAGTCTCGCGCCTGAACAACGAAGTCAACGCCCTGCTCCGCAAGCAGAAAGAGCACATTGAGACCATCGACACGCTACGGGAAAGCCACATCAAAATAACCCGCGAGAACGATGAAATGAAAGCCATACTCGGAGCGGTCGAACAGGAGGTTCCGGCATGAAAGTATACGCGGTCGCAACAATACCAGTGGGGAAAAGTCTGCTTCCTAAAGACTGTTTGTTCTCTGACAATGATGCCGTGAGAACCGTCTACGTTCCGACTGACATCAGCGTTGACAACCAGAAGCAGCTTGCCAAACTCATGCGGGATGACCCTGCACGTTTCGCCGGTTACTCGTGGGTAGCGTTCCCCGACACGAAACCCGTCAAGGTCATAAAAACCGAACAATACAGGATCGGGATATGAGATTTCGCAGACATCACAACAACAAGGGCTTGCGGCAAATCAAGCGCGGCAAAACACGGGTGCAGGTAGCGCACATCTGCAAGCGGCTACTCGGCAAGAGAAAGGTGAAGCGGGATGATAAATGACGAAATCAGACAGCGGCGGCGTAACTACCTCTGCGCGTCCGATTGGTCACAGGTCGTAGGGGTAAATCCGTTCGGCTCTGCATATGATGTGTGGGTATCGAAAGTCTACGATACGACCAACGATGAAACGGCGTCTATGCGTGACGGCAACGACAACGAGGAGTACATTGTTGCCGACATTTGCAAGCACTTCGGATTCGACCGGTCGGCGGTTATCACAGACGCTGAAAAGCTCTGGCATGAGCGAGGTATATACTCGTGTAATCTCGACGGCGACAATCCCGGTATGGAGGCGAAATATACAACCGAATCCGATGATTGGGGCGCACTTGGAAGCGAACACATCCCGGATCATTTTTTCCTCCAAGTCCAATACCAGATGCTTGTCACCGGCTATGAGCAAATACACGTCGGGGTGTGGATATGCCATTACGGTATTGACAAGCGGTTCTATACCATCAAGCGCAACGACGACCTGATTGGACGTATCGAACGGGCTGGAGCCGCATGGTGGAACAAGTACGTTGTACCCGCCAAAGAGATACTTGCCAGCGGTGGCAGTCTCGATTATTTTCCGAAACCGTCAATGGATAAACCATCACTGAAAACGTTCAAGAAGATTATACGCCGTCCCGGTAAGGTTGCGAAACTCAATGGGGCTGACTTCGACATTTGGCAACTTGCCGACGACCAAGCGAAAGCGGCGAAGAAACGCGCCGACGAGTGCAAGGCTAAATTGCTTGACCAAGTGGGCGACGCCGAAGCCGGTGAATTGCCGGATGGGTCGCTATGGAAGAAGAACGGGCGCAACGCATGGCAGCTATATGAACCCGAAAGGATAGAGGCATGAACGATAACAAAGAAAACAAGGCGGCGCTCATAGTAGCCGACAGGCACGGTGTACAACTGCAATCGCTTGACGATATGCACAAGTTTGCTCATTACGCCGTCGAGGGTGGATTCGCGCCGAAAGGCATGAACAAAATACAGGCTATGGTGGCGATGCAGTACGGGCTTGAAATCGGCATGACGCCACTGCAAGCCCTGTCCGGTATCGCTGTCATAAACGGACGCCCGTCACTGTGGGGCGACGCAATGACCGGTGTTGTGCGCGGAAGCGGTCTTATGGAATACTACCGCGACGAGGAAATTGGCAAGCCCGATACGGACAGCTACGGCTACCGCGCCATTACCAAACGCAAAGGCGAACCGACTGAAATATACCGCGACTTCACCGTTGCCGATGCCAAGAAAGCCAGACTGTGGGGCAAGGCGGGCCCGTGGACAGACTACCCGAAGCGGATGCTGATGAACCGCGCCCGTTCGTGGGTATTGCGCGACGTTTACCCTGACGCGCTGAAAGGCATCATCGCCGCCGAAGAAGCCCTTGACGTGAAGCAGGAACAGCCGCGTACCCCCGAATACACCGTCGAGGAGGCGATGGCACAAGCGGAGGTAGAGCTTGGCATTGAGCAGACGGTCACGGAAAAGATCGACGCGCTCAAAGCACGTGCCAAATCGCTCACATGGGATGATGGTACACTGTTCGAGTTTATCAAAACCGCCGCTGAAAATCCGTCGCTCAAGTCATGGGATGAAATCGCAGAGGTGGACGCGAACCGTGCGCTTGAGGCAATCGGCAATCCCGTTGAAATCGAACGCATCACCGGCGAACCACTGACACAAGGGACGCTATTCTAACCGCCGGATAGTCCGGCAACCGGGGGAAAAATGATCCCGTTTGAAGATACTGATGATGCTTGCGAAGAAAACACGGATGACGGCGATGACTGGGGTTATGAAGGCGATCCGCTGAACGATGACTGGATATATGATTGAAAAATGTAACGCCGCAGATAGCGGCAACCGGGGGCGGGTTTTTTCCTATGAATTATTTTACCGCCCCCGGAAACGAAAGGCAGAATGGAAGTTGGTGATTCATTTTTCATTGCTGTAACCGACGATAATAAAACAAACATCCGTAATAGGTTGTCTTCAGCTGTACGAAATTACAGCAGAAACAAGAGCATTTTATTTTCCGTTCGGAAAGTTTCCGGTGGCATACGGGTATAGAGGACGCAATGAGCGAGACAAGGAGGGCTGACATGGACACAGCGACGATTAATGGCATAACGTATCACCTCGTACCGGTCGAGGGGCAATCACAGCACAAGGCAGGTGAACCGTTCAACGACGAATGGGAATACGCGGGGGAACTGCGAGTGCCAGACCCCAAGGTCGACACATGGGCTTGTCATGGTATAGTGATTAATGGGAAAGCATGCGACGGGTCAAACGTGTACTTCAACAACGGTCTCCGCGAAATTCTCCGTCCACGCCAGAAGCCCGCGTTGCCCCCGCCTGATGACCCGTATTGGGTGCAACCCATTTTCGGGATAGACTCATTTCTCTCTTGGGAGGACAAGCCACGGTCTATTAATATCAGGACAGTATATAACCCTCACGGCTACGTATGGCATCGGTGCGGTAGAAGCTGGCTGGACAGGGTGATGGACAAAGGATACGACTGGCGCACGCTGCATATCGCGCCCAAGGGATACTTTGACGGCAACGAAACGGTGAACGCCGAGGAGAAGGAATCGTGAAGTGCAAAAAGTATAAAGTTCCACGGCGGGCAAAGGTAATGAGCAAAGAAGAAACTATAACAACCAACGTGTTGGTGTGTCAAAAAGCTGTATACGCATTAGGTGTTTCCAGTGTGATAACGAAGTGATACTTGAATATTAGGAGAAGTGATGAAGCTCATAGCAATCGAGACCGCGACGGGGAAACAGTTTCCGGTAAGAGAAGCGGGTGAAACGTGGATTTTGGTACAGACCGGCAAGCAGTCATACGTCTACGAGCAGGTTGGAGAACACTATACGCTCCACATCTCGACCTGCATGTTCGACCAGCACGGGCGAGAGATACTTGTAGGTGATTCGTTGCGCAATAACTCCGATAGCGTTTCGTGCCCGGTGTATTATACTGGCACTGGATTTTTAGTGCCGATGGGTTCGATGGACTTTCTATTGACCCCCGAAATCGCCGCGACAATGGAGGTAACAGAATGAATCGGAGAGTTGGCGTAATTATCGGAGAGAGTGACGGTGTACTAAAGGTTCTCGGTAACGGTGAATATGTCGGTGACGAAGTACCGATTGAAGCTGTTGGCATGTTCGCTGATATGATGCGGAAAATCAACCACCCGAACCCAAAGATAGTATTGGACAACGGGGATGTCGTCTATGGTTGTGAATGCTGGTTCGGATCAATCGAAAAAATGGACAGGATAATAGCCAGCCACAAGAATGTTGTCACGGTAAACATTGGTGACATAAGGAGAGAGTACAGGGAGCAGGAGGAAGCGAATGAGCGCAAAGACTGACGACGCACTACAGAACATCCAGAACATAATCGCAAAGGGTATGCCGCACAAGGACGATATGTACGCCGTGCAGGGCTACTGTGATATGCTCACAAAAGAGATAGCCGAACTCGAATCGGACATAGAGACTCTGCACACTGACTTAAATACGATTGTGCCCCAGCAAGACAAGGAGATTGAGAAGCTTAACCATGACCTTGATGCCGAGCATCACCGCGCTTGCATATACGAGGAGAGCGCAAAGGCATGGAAAGCGACGGCGGAAAGGATGGCGAAATACTTTGTCATGGCATTTGGCTGCGACCGTTGCAAGCGAAGCAACTGTCACGGAATTATGGATTGCCCTGAGGTTAAAAAAATTCTTGCTCAATGCGGCGCACCGGAGGAGGAGAAATGACACGCGAAGAAAAAGACACGGTAAAACAACTGGCGGAAGACATTATTCAAGCCGCCCGCCACAACGAGTTCGCAGAGTTTAACCACCGCGTAGATGCTATGTCCGATATTGACAAGGAGCGTGACGACGCGCTCAAAGAGGTCGAACGGCTCACGGCACGGCTGGCACTGGCGAGAAAGGTGATGCGCAAGGTGGCTTTAATAGTATGCCAAGACCCAGATAGTCTACTGGCTATACACGGTTGGACAAAGGAGGACGCTAAACCATGCCGCGACGCCACGATTAGGCGCAATGCAAGACCAGTGAAGGAGGACGCTGAATGAATAACCCTATACTCATAACAATGAGCCACGACGACGCCGACCCCATTGACCCTTGCATGGTTATCGCCTGTGAGGTGTGCCCGATGCGATGTAAGCCGGAAGAGTTTCGCAAAGCTGTGCTTGCGCGGGGAATGATTGTCACGATACCAAAGGAGGACGCCGAATGACCACAGTATACGTTGATAAGTCGTTGTCAACGCCACGCATGAGACGGCGGATAGTGCCGAAATTGCTCAAGCTGATACGCCGCAAACCCGTACACGTTGACTTGATAACCGGACGAGCGGCGAGCGTAATGGCGTTCACACGTAGCGCAAGGGGGCTGTGATGATACCGCCGGATGAAAGATTTCAGCCAACATTAGCCGATGATGATTCAAACAATAATGTTATTAGCGTGGACATGGACGATTTTCAGAAAGCTCCCCGTAAGCGCGAAGAACGTAAAATTATACAACGCATTATTGACAGCGTGAAAGGATTAGGGTGGTAAGATGTCTGATAACTACTACTACGACGCGCCCGACAGATTCACGCACGACGAGACGGTAACTTTCGAGGTGGGGATGGACGCGCCGCAATTTGACGCCGAACTGGTAGGCGTTAGTAAACACGAAGCCCACTTCTACGGAACGGACAGCGTTCTATTGCCTTACCCTATTGGCGCACGAGTCGGGGTGATGGAGCCGTGGGGGATGGTTGATAATTCATCCTCAAAAATACACCAGGAATTGCATTATGTCTATCGGTGTCACTATCCCGCAGGTAGTTGTGTAACTTTTCCATGGCAACCCGCGTCCACCATGCCAGACGACGCCATCCGCCACTGGTACACCGTGACCGCCGTGGATGTCGTTAAGCGCGACGGCAAGTGGTTCGAGAGGGTCACCATGAGGAGGGATAGATAATGCCACAAACACCACAAGGAAAGGATATGCAACTGTGAAATGGTATAAGCACATGTCTGATTGTCTTGACGATCCTGTCATATTCGATGCCGTTTCACAATTCGGCGGCGATGGGTATATGGTATTTCATGGATGCCTTGAAATAATCGCCCGTGAATTTGATGAAAAATCACCGGGAATCTGCACCGTTTCTATCGCATTTTTGACGAAAAAATTTCAAGTTTCCAAGTGTAAACTTGTCAAAATCATGGCGTTTTTTGAAAAAAAAGAGAAATTATTTTATCAGATTTCGGGAGGACAAATATCTATTAACTGTCCTAATTTTATTAGACTTAAGGATAATTACACAAAGGATAAACTTGCAAGTAACTTGCAAGCCTCTTGCAAGAAACTTTCCGCACGTTATATAGAAGAAGAAGTAGAAGAAGAAAAAGATAATACCCCCCCTATACCCCCCCCGCCGAAAAAGAGTGTGTGTGATCCAGCAAAAAAATATAGGGACAGATTCACCGATGAGGGAAAGCGTCTGCATGAGGAAGCTCTCGAAGTCCTCCATTACCTGAACGAGCAAGCAGACCGACACCTGCCGGACAACTACAACGGGCTATCGGTTATCCTTGACCGTCTGCATGACGGGTACAGTGCCGAATCGCTGAAAAAGATAATCGACACGAAGCTCTGTGACCCGCACTTTCAGAAGCGGCGCAACCTATACACGCCGGAAACGCTATTCAAGGCTGAAAACATCCAACGCTACCTTTGCGAGACGCCGGAGGACTTCACAGGAGATACAGCAAAACCTGCCGGCGGGAGTAAAGTAAAATCAGACTATCCGATCGACGCCACGTTTTGAGGAGAGCAGACATGTTTGATAACGACGTTGTCAGTGAGGCCGAGGAGCACATTCGAAACACGGCCGGTAGGCCCGGAGTTAAGCGAGGATACATCAAAGATCCCCGCGGTGCTCATCCATGGGACACCGACGATTACTATGCGGTGCCGAAATGCGATTCGTGCAGACGATCGATGCGTGAAAACGCCCGTATACTTAACCGCGAGAACATCGACAGCATCCGTGCGGCAATACCGGAAATCGACGTGTACGCATGGAGGCCTGGCGATAATCTATTTTGGTGGTGGTGTGATGCAGAAAACTGCGCTTCAGAAACCGCCCGGCACTGGCGCAACCGGTCGCATGGAACAGCCACAAAACAACGCGAAAGCGACATTGAGCAAATACCAGAAACCGTTCTGCAGAAATTCGGTATCCCGATCCGGTACGCACATTGCACTCTCGGCAATTTTCATGAAAATCCGAAAGTGACTGCCAAGTTTCGAGATTACATATCTGCCCCGGAAAAAAGCCTCTTTATAACCGGCGGATGCGGGAGTGGGAAGACTCATATCGCCGTTGCCATTCTCAGGGAGTTATATCTGAAAGGCCGGACGAATCTTCACTTCGCCGTCGTGACCGATCTTCTGCTTGAAATAACCGGTCTGATACGCGATGAAAACGCAGAGGAAAGCCAGAGTGCTCTCATTGATCGCATGGCCTATTATGACATTTTGGTGCTCGACGACCTCGGCGCCGAGAAGCACACAGACTTCGCCGTTACGACTCTCTACACGCTTATCAACCGGCGGTTGAATTTTTACAAAAGGACAATTATCACCTCGAACCTCACCCTTGATGGCGTCCGTGACCGCCTGAGTGACCGCATAGCATCCCGGCTGTCGGAGTACGAAATAATCAACTTTACGATGCCGGACTGGAGGAAAAAGCGATAATCTCACATTATGTAAACCTGAAAACGCCCGTAGAGCGATTGAAACTCTCAAAACATAACAACATACCACTACGGCAAAGATAACGCAAGGGCGGGGCAAGCATCAAAGCCTACAGTGAAATTATAGACACAGGAGAACCGCGATTATGGCAAGAGACCTCGATGTTGGGAATAACGTCCCGAAAGTACGACCAGCGATAGAGCAATTTTCTATCGACTACGACATGCCGTTATCGCTTGCCGTAAAGCTCGTAGGTCGTACCGAATCCGAGACAGCGGCAAATATACAGGCAATGAAAGACTACCTGACAGCGGTCATAGCAGCCCACGACGATTACTACCGCGAAAACGGTTGGCCGATGAAAGGACAGTGGAAACCCACAGGGACAGTTCACAGGGAAAGGGGCGCGTCATGAATATACTTGCTCTCGATTGCGCGACACGTACAGGTTGGGCGACACTGATTGATGGAAATATAGAATCCGGTGTGCAGGACTTCACGAAAAAGCGCGGCGAATCAAATGGCATGATGTTCCTACGCTTCAACGGCTGGCTCGACGAATTACACGCATCACAGCTGTTCACCGCGATTTACTACGAACAGGCGCACCATCGAGGCGGCGCCGCGACTGAAATATGCGTAAACCTCACCGGGCGCGTCCAAGAGTATGCAGCACGTCGAGGCATTGAATGTTGCCCTGTCCACACCGCGACGATCAAGAAAAACGTTATCGGCTCCGGACGTGCGTCGAAAGATGAAATAATGGCTTGGTTTCAAAACATCGTAGGATACCCACCAATCGACGATAACGAGGCGGACGCCCGTGCGCTGCTCGAATATGCGATGATGGATTTACATGCGGAGGCTCGATGAAGAAACTGACGGCACGGATGTACTGCGAAAAATGCTGTCACCGCTCCACATGCGTCAAGCCGTGCGCTCCTGTTGAAGCTCTCCTGCGCTCGGTCGAGACCCGCGACGAGAACAACGGAAAATTACCACGTTCTTTCGTCGAGAAACTACAGGCCGGCGACGAGTGGCCGGAATCAGGCAAGACAAAGAAGCGGCTCATACTGGAGTTGTACTTCATTGATGGACGCGAGCAACACGAGATTGAATATATCGTCGGTACAACACAGCAGTACGTTTCGCGCGTCATTGTCGCCGAAAAACGCCGTGTCAGGTCGAAGGCGAAACCCAAATATACAATCGCAAAGTCGAAATATACAATCGACCGGTGATGTGAAATATACAATCGCAAAGTCGAAATATACAATCGGGCTTGCAATACCAAACAGGCTGCCGATGTTGCCGACAGCCTGTTTTGAGAGGGTGACGAGGAAGGCTAATTATTCAGCGCATCAAGTATCTTTTTCGCCGTTTCTTCTGGAGACTGATACGCAGCGCCATAGGGTAAATCATCATAGGTCTCGGCTGGCACGAAAGCGACAACGCTTTCCCCGCAATCCCCGTCCTCTGTACAGATGCTTATGCCTTCCGGTGTTATAACATGATAGTATTTCATCGTTTTTCCTCCTCTTTCCTGTCTACTTTTTCTGCCACCGCCAGCTCGATGTAGTGAGCCAGCGAGCGATACTTTCCTTTTGATTCCGCTATTATTCGCTCGACACGTTCCCGAAGTTCCGCGTCGAGCCTGATGTTGAACTGTTTTTTTGCTGCCATTATCCCTCCAAATTCATTTTTTCGAGTTCAGCATGGCAGTGTTCCCGGATCGCGTCATCGTCACCGGCAAGGCCGTAAACTGTGATACGTTCCGATTGCCCGCCGTCACCAGTGGAAAGGCCGTCACGCTCAAAGTGATAATGAACAGTGACGAACGAAAAGTCTTTCCCATATGGCTCGCTGATTTGGTCGATCACTACTTCGTACTTCGCTTCCATGATACCCTCCTGGTTTTATTATCTGTTCTCGATCCACCATTTAGCCGATGACTGCGTTTTGAAATCGTCGATGGTGTGTTTTTTATTCTGCTTCTTTCCATATTTCTTCATGGCTTTAGCCCGAATATCGACCGCCCACTCGACCTGCTTCGGGCTGCCGGTCAGTCTCGGAAACCCGTACATATCGACCAGCGGATCAGGCATTTCGCTTTTCGCGAGACAATCGTCGCAGACAAAAAACCGACTGACTTTGGCGCTGTATTCCGCTTCACCTGTCAGTGTGATTTCTCTACCGCACTCTTCGCATATCGCTTTCATGACTTCCTCCTGGTTGGCCTTTCCTCTCTCGCTTGGTTATAATATATATACAATGTAACCGCTTGTCAAGTCTTTTTTTCACTTTTTATCATTTTTTTCAAAAAAACACACAACATTACAGCCACCAAAATAATTTAACTACAATAAAAACAACTGTTTACGCCACAATACCCCCTTGTGTGTGATTACCTATTGTAGAGGGCATACACGACTACGAGGGTATTATGGCGGGTCTCTTTAACTTCTCAGACGGCATTCCGGCGAATCAAATCATCGGCGCTATAGCTGTCTACCCAGCCGACGACACCGGCGATCATCACGAGGTGTCCCGCACGTCCCGCGACATCGTAGACAGGTTCATCAAAACCTACTGTCGCGGACAATCCCTCAAGGCATCCCTGTACGCCGCTCTCGCTCGACGCATGACAGCCCCAACCGGCGGCGAAACGCTCCAAAATATTGACATGCTCCACATGCTAATGCGCATCAACGACGGCGAACCCATCAGGGAAACCGATCCCCTGTTTTCGGAGATGGCCGCTACTGAGCCTATAGCTACCACAGACCTACGGGTAAGTGAGTAGAGAGTATATATAAATAATAATACCTACGGGTAACGGTGATATGAAATGCCACAGCGTAGTAAGTACGAAATACACGTTAAACCACACCTTGACAAGATTACTGAGTGGATGGAAAAGGGTATTACTGAAAAGACCATCTACTCCTGTTTGGGTATTAGTCATGGAGCATGGTATACGTGGAAGAAAGAACGTCAAGAGCTTATGGATGCAATTACGCGCGGGAGAAAAGTTCAGACCGAAAAGCTCGACGACGCTGCATTCAAAGCCGCTTGTGGGTACACCGTCCTCTTGCGTAAAGACCGTGTTGGACGTGGCGGAACGGTTATCACTTGCTACGAGGAAGTACACTATCCTCCTGATCATCGCATGTACGCTCTGTTCCGGCGCAACGGCATCGGCGACTGGAAATTCCGGGACGACACAGACACCGGCGACGAACAGGGCAACAACGCTCTCGACAAACTCGCATCTGTCATACAGGCAAGCAAGGACAAACATGGAGTGGAGTGAGTTCGGCGCGAAATCGACGCGGTTTATTTGCCGTCCAATTGCCGAGGATGCCCGTATAAACATCCTGCATGGTTCGGTACGATCTGCCAAGACCGTGACAATGATACCCAAGTGGCTAAATTACGTTCGTTCGGGCCCCGCCGGTCTCCTGCTTATGACGGGTAAATCACGGGCGACGCTCAAGACCAACGTGCTCAATGACATATTCGACACCATAGGGACACGTAATTACTCGTACAACAAGCAATCGGGCGACTTGTCCCTGTTCGGGCGGCATATCAAATGCATCGGCATCAAGGACGAGGGCAGCGAGGAGTACATCAGGGGTATGACGCTTGCCGGTGCGTATATCGACGAGGCAACGACAGCCCCCGAATCCTGTTTCAAGCAGATTCTTAACCGGCTGTCTGTCGAGAACGCCAAACTGTACGGCACAACCAACCCCGACAGCCCGTATCACTACCTCTACGCTGACTACATCACCGATGCGGATAAAATAGCGTCCCGCATGGTGGATAGTATCCACTTTGAACTTGACGATAACCCGAACCTGTCAACGGAATACCTCGACTTCATCAAGGCTGCATACTCCGGACTCTGGTATCGCCGCATGATTCTCGGCCAGTGGGTACAGGCAGAGGGCGCGATATTCGACATGTACGACGATGCCCGCCATGTTATCACCGCCGAACAGGAACCGGCAACGTACAATCGGATGCTCGTCGGGGTGGACTACGGCGCGGGCAACCCAACCGTATTCGTGCTTATCGGCGTGACCTATGAGCGCGGCGACAGGCGCAAGCCAACGTTCTACGTTTTGGACGAGTATTACCACGACCCGCGTAAATCCGGTTCAAAGACCGCCGCACAGTACAAGCAGGACTTCATAGACTTCATCGGCGACAACCCCATAAACGCCATCTATCCAGACCCGTCCGCGCTGGATTTCATCAATGAGCTCAAGTCGCCGTCATGCGGACGCCGTTTTACCAATGTCGGGCGCTCCAATAACGAGGTGCTACCGGGTATCAATACGGTGTCAACGGCAATGACCGCCGGACGCTGGTATATCGTCGGTGAACGTTGCCCGAACGGCATGAAAGAGGTTGTGAGCTACATCTGGGATGAAAAAGCACAGAAGCGCGGCGAGGACAAGCCGGTCAAGGAGAACGACCATTTCTGCGACGCGATGAGATACCCGATACACACGGAATATCCGGCAACGAAACGAGGACGAGTGTATGTCAGCGCAGCCTAACGAGGGTGTCAAACAGTTTGTCGAAATCAAGAACGTCGGCAAGCGCAAACACCCGCAGTATGATAATAAAGTTGAGCTCTGGAACTTCCTGCTCGCCTCCTATCGCGGCGGCATGGGTATGCAGGGACGCGCCGGTATGACAGAGGCGGAGGTTAAGGAGTTAAAGCCCAACGGGTATTATGCCGGTCTATTCCGGTGGCCTGCCGAGAGCGCAAAGAAATATCTAATCCGCGTGGCAATGACACCTTACACACCGTATTCACGCCGTATCGTCAACACGTTTGTCAGCTACGTGACACGCGAAACGCCGGAACGCAAAGGCGATGAAGCATACCGAGACCTATACAGCGATGTGAACATGCGCGGAATGGACATGACTGCGTTTGTACGCCATTGCCTGACCATGCAGAGGGTACTCGGAGAGTTTAACGTCCTCATTGATATGCCAGCCATCAAGGCAACGCCGGTGTCGAGATATGAGGAAGTATCAAGGGGAATACGCCCGTATGCGGTAGCGCTCATGCCCCAAAACATCGTTGACTGGAGTGTAGGTGCAAACAACCGCTATGAGTGGGTATTGGTTGAAACATCATGGATGGTAAGCAGTGTCGCGCTTGAAAAACCGTACGTCCACACCCGCCGCACTTACTACGACGCCGAAGTCTGGCAGGTATACGATAAAGACCAGCGCGGGAAATGGGAACTCATAGAATCGGGACAGCATCCATGCGGCGAAGTTCCTGTCGCACGTATCACCACGAGTGATTTTGATTTCAACCCCGAAACGCCTGAGTCATGGTTCTATGACCTTGCCGACATGAACCGCGAAATTTACAACCTCGACAGCATAGACGTTGAGAATTTCCACAACCAGACACACGGTCAATTGATACTGCCAGCCGATGCCGAAATGAGCGCAGATGCACAGGGGCGTAGAGCGTCGGCATCCGAGGCATGGACAGAGACGCCGGAAGACAAGGGCATATCCCGCTACATCCAGACAACCGGCATTGAGCACACATCCATCAAGGACAAGACACAGGACAGACGCGAGGAAATGTTCCGGCTCGCTGGTCTCTATCACCGTGTGCAGACCCGGCAGGTTGAAACGGCTGACGCTAAGAAATGGGATCATGAGGAAATGAACCAGTTTTTAGCCGCGTTTGCGGAAACAGCGGAAGCCACCGAAAAGGAAATCGTACGTATCGCAGGACTGTGGCGCGGCATCAAAAATGCTACGGTGGACGTAACGTACAAAAAGGACTATTCCATCAGTGACCTTGAGAGCATGGTGGCAGCAGTGCTCGACTTGAATACAATAGGATTTGCAAGCGAAACAGGGCGAAAGGAGGCATTAAAGCGGATATATGTCGCACTCATAGGAGACCATGTTGACGACGCGACGATGAATAAAATACGCAACGAAATTGACGCATCGGAACAAGAAGACCCGCTTTTAGCGCTCGGCATGATGCAAGGAGCCAGAGATGAAAACAACGAGTAACACGATATACGCTGACCGGCGGCGAATAGCCGGGGGTGCGTACCGACCGCATACAGTCGGGGTGGTGTACCGGACACGATAAACCGGGGACGAAGCGAATAGGAGATTACCACAATGGCAGAGCCGAAACAGTACACACAGGAAGAAATCGACAAGCTCGTCGATGACGCGAAAACAGCGACAATCAGGGAACTGACAGCCGAACGCGAGAAAACCCGTGCAATGAAAGCCCGGCTGGACGAACTCGAAACGTCGCTCAAGAAATTCAGCGATGAAGCGGACAACGCCAAAAAGGCGGCTGAACGCGCCGAACTCGAAAAAAAGGGCAAATTCGACGAACTCCTCAAGAAGCATACCGACGAATACAACAATCATCTTGCCGAGAAAGACAAGGTTATCGCAGACCTTAAGGGCAAGTTGACAACGTTCCGTGTCGATAACGCAATTCTTTCGGCGTCTGACAATGCCATCAAGCCGGACGATGTCGTGACGCTCCTGAAATCCCGCTACCAGATTACGGAAACGGACGATGGCGCGGTCGAAATCAAAAAGCCGGACGGCACTCCTGTTCTCGACAAGGACGGCAAGGCGGTTGACCTGAAAGGGTTGACCACGATATTCCTTGCCGAAAACACGCAGTATGTAAAACCGACAACACCCGGAGGCGGCGCGGGGACGCAGGGCGGAACACCCGGACGAGAGGGCGGCGCGCCTGACAACTTCGTATACACAAGTACGTAATGGAGGCATTTGAAATATGTCCACACTTTTGAGCACTCGACATACACTTCTCGACCTCGCAAACCAGATTCACAACGGGAATATTCTCAAGGTCGCGGAAGTCCTGAACGAGACGAACGAAATCTTCCTCGATGCGGTATGGGTCGAAGCGAACATGGAGGGCGGTCACAAGGGCAACGTCCGCACATCGCTCCCGTCTGGAACATGGCGCAAGGTCAATGACGGCGTCGCCAAAGAGAAATCGACGACCCGCATGATCATTGAAACCATCGGCGAGCTCCAGTCAAGAAGCGAAGTTGACAAGCTCCTGTATGACCTCGCCCCGAACAAAGCGGCATATCGGACGAACGAGGACATGGCGTTTCTCGAAGGTCTCGGACAGACTTTCGCGGACACGTTCGTTTACGGTGATGTGGTTGCCAACCCCGAACAGTTCAATGGCCTCGACCTCCGTATCCAGTCGAAAACGGCAAGCAACGCCGTTGACGGTGGCGGCTCCGGATCCGATACAACGTCGATATGGGTTGTTCAGTGGGGCGTCAATAAGGTCCACTTCGTCTACCCGCGCGGCTCTCAAATCGGCATCGAAATGAGAGACCTCGGCGAGCAGAGTGTTGACGGCGAAACCTCGACCACGAAATTCCAGGCGCTTGTAACGCTGTTCACCCTCCGCGCCGGTCTGTTCGTCCACGACGACCGCTGTATTCAGCGTATCTGCAATATCGAATCGGCGGGGTCGAGCAACACGTTCGACGAAAACGACCTGATTACCGCGCTGAACAGGCTGCCGTATGGCGGCGTCGGCGCGACAATCTACTGTAACCAGACCATCAAAACACAGATGGACATCCGGGCGAAAGACAAGACCAACGTCAACTACACGCCGGGCGAGGCGTTCGGGAGGCCGGTAACGTTCTTCCGGGGCGTTCCTGTCCGCAAGGTCGATGCTATCCTCGATACCGAAACGGCCTTGAGCTAATCAGAACCAAAACGACAAACCAACGGAGTACAGATATGGCAATTCTCGACTATCAGCTTCAATTCTCGGACGCTCAGGAAGTGACCACTACAGCCCCATCCATAAACGTCATCGACACAGGTATTACGGACTCCAATCTTGGGGGCGCTGGCAATGCTTGGGTATGCGTCACGGTCAACACGACGTTTACCGGCGCAACAAGCATGACGGTAACGCTTCAAGATTCAGCGGACGACGATACATACGCGACACTGCTCGCATCGGAAGTATACCTCGAAGCCGCTCTCGTCAAGGGAGAGAAGCTCTTGTGGGTTCCGCTTCCCGCCGAACACGCCCGGTATCTCCGTATCAATTACACCGTGGACGGTGCGCACAACGGGGGAGCCGTTGACGCTTATATCACACTGGCGCCGCAGACCAAGTAACCGACGGGCGGGTGTCACAACCCGCCTTGTCATATAACGCCGGGAGGCAATAATCCATGAAACGATATTTAACACCCGTAATAACGGCGGTGCTGGTTGCGCTGATGGTTGCTATTCCGGCGTCATCCAACATCTTCTGGGACATCATCGGCGGTAACCTGCATTTCAAATCGAGCGGCCGTAAGAGTTCGGTTTATTTCGGGGTCAATGATGACGGCATGGACGTAACGATGTACGGCGCGACAACCGGTAAATACTTCATGTGGGATGAAAGCGCCGATAAAGCAATTATCTCCGGTACGCTCGACTTGAACGGAACGAACATAACCGCAACGGGCGCTGAAATCAATTACAACGCCGATGTGACGCCCGGAACGGTCACGGCAAACAAGGCCCTGGTGCTCGGCAGTGACAGGGGCGCGAACTATTTCACGGTGTCTGATTCGCTGCAGGGAGAGGGAACGGCGCTGTCGGAGGGCTTCCTGCGGGGTGTGCAGCTAAACGGCGCTGACGGGAATACCATAACGCTGACGGCTGCCATGAGCGGGAAACTCGTCGTTGTTCGAGGGGCCTCCGCAAAAGTGACGTGTAACCTTCCGACGGGTGTTGCCGGTCTTGAATATCCGTTTTTCGTACAGGACGCCGATTCGATAGTTGTTGTAGCTAACGCAGTCGCCGATTCCCTGTACTTCACCGACGGGAATGTATACAAGACAACGACGACGGTCGCCGGAACAATAATCGCGACGTGCATCGAAACAGGCAAATGGGTGATGCGAGCCGCAACCGGAACATGGACGAGTTACTAACCGACAGGGAGCGCGATATGGTACGAAAGTTTATCATCATGCTTGCCCTGCTCGGCCTCTGCTTTGCGGCACACGCCGATATTGACGGGTCGAAGATTGCCAAGAAGAACGCGGTGTATTCATTCGCCGCGTTCACGGCAACCGACACGACCGCCACTATCGACTTGGCCGGAGCCGGTGACTCATTCGCGTTCATGTTCACCGTGTCGGGTTATCTGGATTCGATTTTCATTAAGTACGAAACAAGCCTCGACGGCACGAACTGGATAGCATACGCGGAACCTGATACGATAACAGCAAACGGGACATTCCGTAATGTCGAAACATACGCCTCGACCATGAAGTATGTCCGCTTCATCGCGGAAAGCGATTCAACGTTCGGGCTTGGCCTCCACTGGAAACCGGGAGAATAACGCATGGCACTATACCGCTGTATCAGGAAATGCAGACACGACAAAGTGTACCGTGAGGGCGAGGTTGTCAATTTCGAGGGGAAACCGCCACGCCATTTTGTTAAGCACGAGCAGCCGAAAGCGAAAGAAGAAACGCCCGCGCCGGTGTCAAAAAAGAGGCGTGTGGTTGAACCTGACAAAAACGGCAACGAGGAATAACCGATGCCCGTCACTCTGACAGCCACGGCGGGGGCGCATACGGCCAATACGTATGTGTCCCTTGCCGATGCCAAGACCATACTCGGCGATTACCTTACTGATACAACGTCCGCTTGGGATGCCGCAACCGACGACGACAAGAGCCGTGCGCTTATCATGGCTACGCGGCATATCGATTCGTTACGGCTGTCCGGCGACAAGTATTACAGCGAGTACGACGAGGGCGCGGACGATTACCAACCTCTGCACTTCCCGACGGTGAACGATACCGACGAGGATGGTAATTTATTCATTCCCGCAGCGGTCGAACGCGCAACGGCTCTACAAGCGGCATTTATTCTCCGCAACGGCTCAAATGCTGTCGCCGCCTCCGATCTTGCCAGTACGGGCGTGAAATCAACGTCAATCGGGCGTTTCTCGCAGACGTACTCGATTACGGCACAGAAAACCGTATGCTCCGAAGCGCGCGCCTTACTTGCGCCGTGGATAATCCGCTCCATACCGATAGCGCGGGGATAACTGATGTACGACCCGATACCGACGACGCCCGGACGCTCCGACATCGTAGACGTGTATGCCGACACGCTGCGGCGATTGAAAGACGTGCTTGCCGGCGAGGATTTCACGAAAGCATCCAAACGTCGGGCGGCTGAAAAGATTCAGGATATTCAGCGGCTTATTAAGGAGTTACGTCGGGAAAACATCGCGTGGTGTGAGCAGTATATCCCCGATGCCTATAAGGTTGGCATGTACCAAGACGAAAAGCTCTTGAAACGCTACAAGGGCAACGAGTATTCGGCTCAATTCTCGAAACTCCACAAGGAAGCCGCGATGGTGGCAGCAGAGGGAGCGATTGCCGATTTCAACGCCATAGCGGACGGCCTCGAACAGACTTTTGTCGGCTATATTCGGAGAGCACAGTACACCGGCGCGAAACAGGCAATTGCCCGTGAAATCGCGGGCGGCATTGTCGAGGGCGCAAGCAGACAGACAGTATCGAATCGGCTTGTCGAGGAGCTTCGCAAAAAGGCGGTTAATGGCATTATCACCGTCGGGCGCGCGAACCTGAATGTGAATGCTTACGCAGACATCCTTGCGCGGACGGTCACGAGGGCGGCGAGGACAGAGGGAACGTTGAACCGGGCGAAAGAATACGGGCTTGACCTCGTAATCATCAGCAACACCGGCGCGGTCGATTTCTGCACCATCTTCGAGGATCAGATATTCAGCCTGTCCGGGCGGTCGAAACGATACCCGAAGCTCGTGCACAGGCCGCCGTATCATCCTAATTGTTATTCGGGTGATACGGAAGTCTACACCGAAAAGGGTTGGCAGCCCATCAAAGACGTTCGTCCGGGCGCGAAATGCCTGTCGCTTGACCCTGAAACAAAGGCAATCGAATACGTCGGGGTGAAATGCCACCATACGACAGTGCCAGTTGAAAAAATGGTATCGTTCACGAATCGCGCTTTTGACCTGCTCGTGACGCCGGATCATCAGATGCTTTACATGACAGACCATCATTACAAGAACGGCAAGAGCGCAATGCAATTCGTAGACGCCGAAAAACTTGTCGGGAAGTCATCGGGCGCGATATACCGCTCGTGTGAATGGAAAGGCAATGACGTTGCAACCGTAAAACTCGGCTCAAAAGATGTGACGTTCTATGAATACGTGAAATTCATGGCATGGTATCTGTCAGACGGTTCTACAACCACGGTATGTAATCAGGTGACAATTTCACAGGACGACAAAAAAAGCCCGATAACTTCCGACGAAATACACGAATTGCTTCACGTAATGGGATACGAGAACCATAGCCACGGTTACAAGGGATTCACTATTCAGGACAAGGCGTTGACCGCTCAAATGGCTGAATATGGCAAGTGTACCGAGAAATACATACCGGAAGTCATCAAAAACGCATCGCGTGAGATGATACGGCTGTTTCTCGACACCTATGCAAAAGCGGACGGCCATACAAGAACATCGAATAATTTCAAGGGCGGTAATTTCAGGCCGGAAACGTCTTACTTCACCACATCAAAACGGCTTGCCGATGACATCGGCGAAATGATTCTCAAGGCGGGAATGAGACCGTCATACACTATTCAAAAAAGTAAAGGCGTTGCCGTTGCACACAAAAACGGGACGTACACCGGAAACCATGATTTATGGGTAATCAGGGCATGTTATTCCCAATATGCCACATTACAAAAAATGAAAATCGAGTACGCAGAATACAACGACCTGACTTACTGCGTTGAACTCGAAAAACACCATACGCTGTGGGTGCGAAGAAAAGGCAAAACGTGTTGGTGCGGTAACTGCACTCACACCCTTTCCGCTTTCGTTGACGAGTTTTCCGACGAGGACGAAATGACGCTTGGGAATAAATACCGTGCGGCTGACAACGAGCTATCGACGCGCGAACTGGCTAAAAAGTATCCGGTCACGAAAGACGATAACAGGGCGCGGACGAAGAAAACGCAGAGGGCGGCATGAGCATAAACCTCCTGCTTAACCAGACATGCGACGTATACCCGAACACGATAGGCGCGGACGGGCTTCCCGATTACGGAGAAACCGCAACCTATACGAGCGTCCGTTGCCGCATGGAGCAGACGAGCCGCCAAATGCAGAACGCGGACGGGACTATCTACATGAGCGACGGTGTCCTGTTTCTCGGAAAGAGCGCGACGATAGCCAAGAATGACAAGGTTGTCGTTGACTCGCAGACGTACATCATTGACCGGATCCAAATCGAGCGCGACTTGGGCGGGAACGTCCATCACTACGAATGCCTTTGCAGGGAAACCACATGAAGCGCGGCGTAAAAGTTACCGGCATCAGACAAGAGATTATGAAAATCCGTGGCGACATCGAGGCGCACCGGCAAAAGCTGTACAAAGCCGGGCAACGTGTAGCCGCTGATTGGGAACGACAGGCGAAAGACAGAGCGCCGGTGCTGGAGGGAACGCTACGGGACAGCGGGAGCGGCAATATCAGGGATAACGGTTACGGCAACGGTTTTACGCTCTCCTGCACGTTTGATACACCGTATGCGAGGCGACGGCACGAGGGCAAATACCAAGCCCGCACACGTGACCAGTACGACAGGAAGCGGTCGAAGAAAACGGGGCGCTACTACTACAGCCTGAAAAAAGAGTATCGCGGTATGCGGACGGGATCGGGATTGATTGTTGGGAGCAAAGGCGTTCTTATCGGGCGTAAGTACATCAGTAGGGCATGGGTCGAAAACAGGCGCAAATACGAGGCATCATTACAGGCGGCGGTACGATAAATGACTCCTGATATGGTACGGTATCACATCATGGCGGTAACGGGACAGAGCGATAGCGCGGTGTTCCATTCAAACCAACCGAACACGCCAAAGGATTGCATCACCGTCTTTGCCGAACCGGAAGAGGTGAACGTCCATAACACGGTCACCCTTGCCCGTTATCAGGCGATTGTCAGGAACGAGGATCAAAACACATGTGAAACGCTCGCCCGCCTTATCCTTGAAGCTGAATACGAGGGCGCGGGGCTGGCTGTCTACTACGGCATGTATTTGGCGGAGGCGATGTTGGGAACAGGGACGAGCGCCACGTTTGCGCCGGACGATGGCAGCGGCACGAGCACGGCGGCGCGGTTTGCTGCCAATGATTACATCCTCGTCGATACGGAAGTGATGAAAGTCACCGGTGTTGTAGGGAACAACGTCACGGCTACCAGAGCGCAGCTTGGAACGACTATCGCCGTTCATGCAGACAACTCCCTTGTGCATAACATCACCAAGAATCCGATACCGGGTAAGCAGTGCGGCTCCACGTTCATGGAGATGGGCCTTGTCGACTTGGGTAATGACAGCCGTGGAGCTTATGAAATCTCGGTCAACTGGACGGTGAGGGTCAAGCGATGAGCACGGCGACGATACAAAGCGCACTGGCTGGCATCAGTTACGCGACAGCGGGAACGTATACGCAAGTCACAGCCTTTCAGCTTCACGATGTGGAGTTTGAGGACTATACCAAGTTCCCGGTTATCGTCGTTACGGACGGGCCGGAAGAAGATGAATGGATTGGGCCGAATCTCTATAATGTCCGCTACCATCCCGAAGTACACTTTTTCGCGGAAAACAAGAGCGCGTCTGACATGACAACATGGCGCGAAAGTATACGGAACGCAATCATGAGCAGTGCGACGCTTGAGGCGGCGTGTATCGAAAAGCAGATTGACGGGGTGACCGTCGAGGAACAGGACAATCGCAAACTACAGCATATAGCATTCTCCCTGACAATAACGTTTGATAAATCATACTGACGGAGGCTTGAATCATGGCATTAGAGGGTAAGGGTTATAAGGTAGACGCCGCTCTTGTTCTCGAAGATACGTTCGGGACACTTGACACTGACACGCCGGCTGCCGTGGCGTTGCCGCTGCTGACAGAAAACCTCGTCTCGCAATTTGAGAACATCGAGAACGACACGAAAGAGGGCGGGAACGAGGCGGCAAAGGCGTTCACGAAAGACCGCTATCATGTGACGGGCAATACGACTATCGCAATGGATTATCACAACATCGAGGAGCTATTACACCTCGGCGTTGGAGTTGTGTCGGGTACAGGTGCAAGCGCGACGCCGTTCGTATGGGAACCCGACGAGGAAATCACAACGTCCTATTCGCTGGTTCTCGACAAGACAAAGGAGCGATTCCAGTATACGGGCGGCATCATTGAGAGCTTTACCATCAATTCAAGCGCATCCCGCAACCGTTGCGAAATGGATATAAACTGGCTATTTCAGAAGCTCACGCGGGCGGATACGGCGATCAATGCAACAAGCCTTACCGCTTCCGAGGCGATTAAGCATTCGCAGTTGGTATTCCGAATCGGAACACAGGCGGATGCGCTCGACGCGGATGATACGCTCGCCGTCTCGGATATATCTGTCATGTGGAAAAACAACTGGAACGCGCCGGAATTTCAGAGCGGAAGCAACTTCATCGTTCAACCGATACGACAGCTTCCGCGCGAGGTGACGCTGACGTTCACGGCATCCCGCTACAACTCCGACGCCGAAATAACCGCCATACAGGACGCATTAACCAACGGCACGAAACTACAGGCCGATTTGACATGGACGGGCGGGACATCGCCGCGCAAGTTTGAAATCAAGCTCCCTGAACTAATGGTAACGGATGCGCCGAATGTACCGGTTTCCGATCATTCTCCGCTGACGTTCACCACGACCATGCGGGCGTTTGTCAATACCGCCAAGGCAACCATTATGACGGACGTTGTCTACGAAGCCCTGTTCAAACTGACTCAGACATCATAAGGAGCACACATGCCGATAGTATTCCGCGATGAAAAGATACCGCCGGTCGTAATCGACAAGGACGGGACACTGTTTTACTTCACCGTCACGCCGGGCGTGAAGAGACAGGCACGGCTCAACATGTACCTCCGCGGTGAACTCGACGCCGGAGCGTTCCACAACGACCTATTCCGTAAGGCACTCACCGGATGGGAAAACCTCGTTGACCCCGATGGTAACGAAGTACCGTTTTCGGCGCAAGTGCGGGATAGGCTTGTCAACGGATGCGACATCTTCAACGATGAAGATATTATCACCGTATTTGGGCTTGCCGTCGAAAAAAAAACGGATGCGACGGCAACGGAAACGGGAGAGGAATAGACCTTGAAAAGTGTCTCGTCGAAGCGGTTGTATGGTCGTGGGCGCCGGAGAAGTGCTTCTCGTGTGAATACAACGCCGAATGCAGGCTACCCGGCGGGCTTTGCAGACTCACCGGCGGGAATCTTGCGCCTCCCGAATGGGATAGCGATTTCATCACCGCGAATGACGTGTATCTCGAAACGGTCAGTCTGTCGGGAACGGACATAAACGGAATGCCGACGCTGGACATGTTGGATTTCGTGATGAAGTTCCGTGACTATGAAATCGACAGCAAAGACCAGTTTCTTGACTATCTCGCAGCCCTCCATTATCACCATAGAAAACTACGGGCGGAAAAGAAATAATGGCGATACGCATAGAAGTAGAACTCGATGAGCGCGGTGTTGTCAAAGATGTTCGGCGCGTCGAGCAATCGTTAAACGACCTCAATAAAGCCGGCGGCAATGCGGCGCGTGGTATTGACACGACCAATTCACGGCTGCTTAAACTGCAAGACATACTTATCGCTGGTGGTGTTATTGTAGGCCTCCAGAATATGCTTGCCGTGGCAAAGGAACTACCGGCGCAATTTATCAATACCGCCGCTTCGTTTGAACGCCTGAAAATATCCCTCGACACGATTACCAAAGGCAGAGGCGACGAGTGGTTTGAAAAGCTGAACAGTTGGGCTATAAACATGCCGATTACGACCCAAGAAGCTGTTGCCGGTTTTCAGCGGCTACGGGCTATGGGTATGCAGCCGACTATTGCCGACATGGAGATTCTCGTTGACACGACATCGGCATTGGGCGGTTCAACGGACGTGTTTAACGGCATTGTGCTTGCTCTCGGACAGATTCAAACAAAGGGCAAGCTCATGTCGCAAGAAATCAGACAGCTTGCCGAACGAGGAATACCGGCCTATGAGATTCTTCGTGAAAAGCTCGGCCTGACGGGTGAAGATTTAGAAAAGACGGGACAACAGGCCATTGACGCCGGAACCGCGATACGTGCGCTCATGGAGGGCATGGCTGACAGATTCGCGGGACAGTCAAAGCGCATGATGGATTCCGCAACCGGTCTCACGGAAATAATGAAAGAGAACTGGCAGGATTTTCAGCGGCTTATGATGGAGGGTGCGCCTTTCGATTTCGTCAAAGAGCGCATGAAAGAAATAAACGGGCTGCTGAAGTTTTTTAATCGCGGTTTACGGGCTGGCGAAAAGATTGAATCATACGAGAATTTCCTTAAAGGCATGGGGGTACGCGGCGCACGCGGTAATTGGGATATAGTCGGTAAATACGAATATACGGACGCACAACTCGGCGACGCAAGGAGAATGATGCAGGAACAAAAGCGTTTTTACTCGGAATTGAACGCCATGTATCAGCCGGTCGATGTTGCCGAAACCTCTCCGCTTTTCGACCCCACAAGCGAACGGTATCTCAAGAACAAGCGTGACCGCGAAATGGCGATGTGGCGGGCGTATGCCGAACGTGACAAGCGGCTATCGGGCGTCCAGACCCTTACCGACGAGCAGATAGAAAACCAGAAGTTTATCGCGTACCAACAGATGATTTCAGATTTCGCCGAAGAGGACGCCAAGAAGTACCGTGAAGCCCTTGATAGAGCGTATGAGGACGGTACTCGCTTTTGGGATGATCAGGAGCGCAAGGCGCAAGAGTACCGTGAAAGCATTATCGACATCGGCGCGACATGGGGCGCGATGTTTGACAATGCGCTACAGCAGGGCGGAAGTTTCGCGGAAAACCTCAAGAACCAGTTTGCGAGTATCGGAACGTCACTGCTTATCAGAGGTTCGTTCGCTGCCATAGCATCGCTTATGAGCGGCGGTACGTTCAGCGCGGGATTCGGCGCAATACTGAAATCGTCGGGACTGTTCCCCGGATTCGCAAGCGGCGGGTATACCGGTAGCACGGGCGGTTATGTTCATCCCAACGAGTACGTATCAAACAGCCGCACGGTGGATTACTTCGGGACGGGACTCTTTGAAGCACTGGCTAAAATCGCAGACGGGCGCGGCGGCAACTACAACTACCAGACCAACATCAATGTTTCTTCGCACGAAAGACAACAACTCATGGAATCAGACGACTACGCTTTCGCGGACAGGGTGAACCGCCTTGTTGCCGCTCGAATGATACGACTGCCGGAGAGCGCATAAATGGCATTCTCGTTCAAATATCCCGATACGGACAGCCCGACGACGACCATCGAATTTGACAAGGGGCGTTTCACCGGCGATGTGCCGTACTACGTCGGGAATCAAGAATCAGATGAAAGCGAATACGGTGAAATGTTCACACTCTCGTTCGGCGACAATTACCGGATATTCCCTCTCACTATCCTCGTCCCGATAGCGACGCAAGCGGGTAACGTTGCGGATGTCGGCAAGATTGAAACGTTCTTCGGGACAACCGTCGATTTCAGCCGCAGGGCGTTCTACTATACCGATCCCGACAACGTGAGCTATCAGGTTAAGCTCGTCGATAAGACGTTGAAAGCCGAACGCGACTATGTTTCATACCGTCAATACCGGTTGACCTTGCGCGAGGTGATATGAGAACGCTGTCCGCAAACGCAAGTAGCAACGTCTACCTGCTGGAAAACTCTCCTCGTCTGCTCGTGCGGGTGTGCGATGCCTATGATACGCTGATTACATCGTTCGACACGTCCATAAAGAGCAGCGGTGTAATTTCCCGGTCGATAAAGCCGTTCGGCGGCATAGAGACGGTGTCGGAACTCACGCTTGCGAACCTCGAATTGGGCGAGGATGTCCGCTTCTGTACAGAAACGACGCTGAACACATACGACGAGGGCAGCAGACGCGGCGCGGGACGTATCATCAAACAGGATACCGATTACACGACGGCACGGAACGCTCCAAGCGGCTCGTGGGCTACTCCGAGTATCACCGTAGGACAGCAGTTTAACGGCGCGGCGATGGTGTACGGAGTCTATGTCGGCTTCATGCAGGTGTACGTACCATCGGGGCTACTGACGGCTGACGAGGCGACGTTCTTCCTTAAAGGCTTGCAGAATTACTCCACGACAGACTTTGACATATACCTGCTTCAAGGCACATGGAGCGCGCTTTCTAACGAGGGCGCGATGTTCAACGATTACGTCGGTTGGGCTTCTTCCGGCGCGTATACCGTGACGGCGCTCAATGAGACCTACAACACCGGCGAATACGTGTACTACAACATGACGAAAGTGGATAACGAGGCTTATAACCTTATCCGCTTGAACCGCTCCGGTTTGGACTACCTTGAAACATGCGCCGGTGGTGTCGCCCGTTTCGCGTTCATATCAAAACGTCATGCCGATAACACGACTCCGACAGGTAATGAGTACGTCAACTTCGACGCTCCAACGGCAACGATGAAGCTCCGATACAACACGAATACCCTGAACAACAAGCGGGTGTACGTCTACCGTTACTATGACCCGTTCTCCGGTGATTACACGACCATGCAGGAAGTGTACAGGGGCGTCGTTGACCATTACACGCTTGACAACCGTGTGCTGACGCTGACGATCAAAAAGAGCGACCCGAAAACCAACATCGTCATTCCCAAGACGGTGTTGACACAAGAGGATTACCCGCTTATCCCGGAAGAAAATATCGGCAAGGCCGTCCCGATTGTTTACGGCGACTTCATGGCCGAAGAATACCACAAGGAGGGCGTCGCGTATGTCAAGAACGAGGCGACGGGCGATCAATACGCATGGCGGGATTATGTAAAGGCTTACATGTATGATTCCTATTCTACCAAAAACGCCATCATTGCCGGTCACGCCATAAAGACGCTGGACAATGTTGCCGTTAATTATATGTCGTCTGACAAGGCGTTTGCGTTTATCGCGGGGACGGTGGCAACGGTTACGGATGAAAGTAACAAGAAAGTCAAGTTATCATCGTTAACAAGCAGCACAACGTTTCCCGGAAAACTTGCTCCACAACAGATGATGATACCCATTATCTGCTATATACCATCATGGGAGTATTATGGCAATACCGAACCAATAGACAGTGACCCGACAAATTATTATCAGATAACACCATCTGGAGAAACCGTTCGCTTTAGGTTTTCATCGCTTTATCAAGGCAAGCCGCACGGTGATGTGTATACCGATAGGGTGTATGTCTGTTTCTATGTCGAAAAGGTGAGTGTAGCACCTTATGACGGCAACCTCATTTGTGCTGTAGAAAGCTACGGTATTGACGGCGGGATAGACTGGATCGGATCGGAAACTATCGACCATGACGGGTGGTATTACTACGAAATTACCAATACCGGCCACAGCAGAATACCGACAACGGGTAATTTGGCATGGGAAATATATTTCGACAGAAGCACTACGGCTGACAAAGTGAACCTCTATAATTTGTGCGTTGCCTATGCCTGCAAAACGGAAGTCAAAATAGAGTTCTACATATCCGTACAGGGTGCGTATGACGATGTTTCCGGCACTGTCACCGGTTCGGCATCCGCGCTCATTGAGAACCCGTCGCATATCGTTGAATCAATCGCCCGTTCGATTATCGGGCTGTCCTCTTCTGAAATCAATACGACCGCTTTCGACAGTTCTGCAACCACGCTGACAGGTTGGACGATGGCGTTTCAACTGCTGGAGCAGCTAAAGGTTGAACGCATCTTCAATGACATCGGGGAGCAGTGCAAGAGCGCTGTTTTCCGCGATGAGCTTGACCGGCTGTCAATGAAAACATGGCGTGGCGACGACTTCAAGTTCCCACATTCCGGCACTGACATACCGGCTAACCTTGACATATTCGCCGAAGAGTGCGACTCAACGTTTTCGGCTGGCATCGAGACAATGACCCGCAACGTCATTCTCCGTAACTCCCTTGTGCTCGACCGCGTGAAATCCTCTGAAATGTCGAACTCGTTCATATTGCGCTATAAGAAAAACTACGCGACGGGCAACTATGATGGCGTTCTCTTCATCGACAACGGCGAGGGTGATACCGACGATGCAGATACAAACCTTGTCGCCGGTGATGAAGCGTACATGGCTGACAGCCAGACGATAGCCGGACTCAAAGCGATAACGGCGGCATCCTATACCGACAACAACAATACGACCAATCAACTGGTATTCGAGGCTGACTACATCCGGTCACGGGAAACGGCTGTCAAATTCCTACAGCACCTCGTTGAATCATTCGCCCCTCGTCGCCGTGTCGTCCAGTTTGACACGAAAGAAAACGGCATGTGGGTTGAATTTGGTGACGTTATCAATATCAGGCATCGGCGGCTGTATGATGAACTTGGCCTCGTCGCGCCCGACAGAATGAAATGGTATCCGTACAGCATCCGCCACAACCTCAGCAGAGGCACGATAACGATAAAGGCAATCGAGGTATAAATGACACGTTTATTTGGTGGCGCCGGGCCTGAATTAACGATTGACCAACCGGCATATACTCCGGGTGCGCCGACGTTTGTTGAACATGATGCCTCGTCGATAACGATTGCGCTGGACGAGAACGGCAACAGCGCGGTTGTCGAGTACGCTATCTACTGTAATGAGCTGGCGAAGTACGCGGGGACGGACGGGGCTTTCGATGAAGCGGCGGCGGTATGGCAGACAGCGGCGACATGGGGCGCGGAAATAGCGACAACGGGATTCACGGCGTATACAGACTACACGTTCAAGGCGAAAGCCCGTAATGAAGCCGATGAAGAAACGGCGTTCTCGTCTGATTCTGCCAAGATGTTCCTGTTGCCAGACCTTGACGAGGGCGCGACGGCTGACAATATCGCGCTGGAGGTTACGGGCGGCAATACCAAAGTGCTCAACACCACAGCCGACGCGCCGAGGGTGTCCGGGAACGTGGCAACCTACGATGATGACGGGAATGTTGAAAGCTACTACGGCAACATATCGCTGACGTTCAAACTACAAAGCTATCGTAGCCCCGAAAACAACGGGATATTCGTCGAGTTTTCCGAGGACGGCACGAATTGGTATCCGGCGACGGCTGGTGACGGCTCATGCAATGTGACAGGACTCGGCGCATCGGCAGAGGGTGAGGAATACACTTACGTCTGGGATTCATACGATGACGCTGGTGCATCAGAGCTTGACCTTGCCGTTTACTTGCGGGTAACACCGTATGACTCTGACGGTGACGCCGGTGAAGCAGTATCGACAGACGCTTTCGGTGTGAACAATCGACCGGCGGCTATAACGTGGGAACGGTACTATGCGGACGGCGGCGATTACGAGTACGACAAGGACACGACGCCGACATTACGGGCGGTCATACCGTCACCGCGTGGAGGCGGCCCACAGTACCCGCGTATCACGTTCTACGATGCGGACGATGGCACGACCGTCGAACTTGACCTTAAGAGCTATGACAGTGTAGCGGGTTGGAAGTACGAAACTGAACCGGACGTATGGGTTGACCTTGCGGCGGCTGGCATAGCGTCGGCATACGCGGACGGTACGAACCGGATGGAGATAACCGTACCCGCCGGAAGTGCGCTGTCAGTCGCGGAATATCTGATAAGCGGACAGATGTACGAGGTGCGCGACCGTGGATAAAACACGCCTGTTCATCGCCATTGATTTAGTGTTGATAGTTATACTGGCTATCGTCCTGAAAATAGAGGGAATCTGGATATGAAACTTACCGGAAAACTGCTTGCAGCGGCATTGATACCGGCGGTAGCCGCAACAATCATCCTAACATCAGACGGCGAACAAGATGCCGTAAACACTGACATAGAGACGGTTGCCGCCGGTGTTGAACTCGTTGAATTGCGTACCGAGACAACGGAAGTCTATACGACTGACACTCCCGGCAAACGGGTGATGCGTGTTTACTCGAAGCCGATACACTATCGGGACAAGGAGACTGGCAAGCTGGAAAAGTACGACTTTGCTGAACGGGATATTGACGCATCTGTCAAGGGTGATGCTCGACGCAAGCATGATAAATACGTGCGCATCGGCAACCACGGTATGGGCTGGATGAAAGGCAAGAAGCACGACTACCGGTTCAACCATGAGTCGGGCTACTACGTACAGTACAGGCTGCTCACGGTGCAGGCGGGCATGGCGGTCGAAACCGAGACGAACAGGGACGGGGTGAAGCAAACCTATACCATGAGCGATTCGACGTGGACGGGACGGCTCCGGTGGACGCTGGAAACCGACGCCACGATGACGGTCAACGGCGCGGAGGTGGTGTATACCGATTCGACGGGGGCTTTCCTGTTCAGGACGTCCTCACCGGTGGCTTGGGATGCGGACGGCAAGGATGTGCCGTTGACGGTCACGGTGGCGGGCGACACGCTGACGTATGACGCCGATGTCAAGGGCGCAAAATGGCCGGTGGTGGTGGATCCGAGTACGACTATTGGCGAACTAACGGTAAAAACGGGCAGCGGCAGCGCCTACAGCTCGTCATACCAGACGGCTCGCTCGACGCAGACGGCCATGATAACCTACCATGACGCCATACATACGGGTCAGGTGTACGACAGCGGGAGCGGACTGTACTCGGTCTTCCGGGGATACCTGACCGTCGACACCTCCTCGCTGCCAAATACCGCCATCATCGACAGCGCGCGGGTGAAACTCACGGTCTCGCAGGATTACTCGATCGCGGACTTTTACATCTACCTCGTCGAGGGGACATTCGACGCTTCCGGCGACATGGAAGGGGACTGGTTCAACGATTTCGCCGGATGGCAGTCATCGGGCGTGTATCCGGTGACTCCGCTCGCCGGCGCGGTGGGAACCGCCGGTATCTCGCCGGGCGACACGCTGGTTTTCAACCTCAACGGGGACGGTTTCGATGCGGTGAACCGTACGGGATACACCGCCATGACGGTTCTCTCCTACCGGGATGTCGAGGGTACACAGCCGTCGGGGATCGAGCGCGTCAGATTGGAGTACAACACCTCCCGCATCGAGATATGGTACCGCGAAATCGAACCGACAAGCTTTTCCCTCTCGGCAACATCGGCAACATCAATAACAGCATCATGGACGAATGCTGCCTCTTATGACTCCCTGCTTATTATGAACTCACCGGAGAACACGGGCGTCGTGTA